CTTTTGGGAACTTCTTCATTTGCCCAGCAGAACGTGCACAAAATGATTTGCGTCGTTTAGCTGCTTTGCTTCCCGGCTTTACTTTGCCTGTTACAGCAGTCTTTAATTTGCTGCCGGGATTCTTTCTTCGATAAGCAGCAACGCCAGCCTTAGTCATTCCCGCACCAGACTTGGTAGAACGAAAGTTCTTCTTGTTACGGGCTGGCATTTTACCAGCTTTACGTGCCATTACTTCTTCTTCTGGGCTGGTGTGTGAACTTTTTGAACCTCAAAGGATGCGTTTCTAACTGCTCCCTTATGAGGCTTGTAGTCACCCTTCATAAGTTTGTAGCCTTTACCTGCTCTCATCCAGTGAAATCCTTTTGGTGGTGGTACAGATTTATTCATCAGGCTTTCTTTCTTCTCTTTGTAGTTCGTTTTCTACCCGAAGCAGTAACGGACCATTTTACTGCTCGTGGTCCCGTCTTCTTGGCTGCTTCTTTTTTACTTATGCGCTTGGCAACTTTAGCAGGTCTACAAGCTGGGTAGGGACGTTTCTTTTTATCTTTACCAGAGCGACCGCACTTCTTGCCAGTCTTTACGTCCCGCCAGTCTTCCTTGAACCATTTCGTTAAGCCGCCTTTTGGTTTAGCCATCAGGCATACGTCCCGCCACGCTTCTTGTAGGTTCTAACCAGCCAAGCATTTGCATATGCGCTTGGGTACACATCAAACTTACGTTTGGCCTCTGCCTTTACTCGTGCGTATAGTGCAGGGTTTTTTGGCTTTGGGCTTCCAGAGCTTTTCTTTTTTGGTGTAGCTTTTTTTCTAGGTGCCATTACTTACCCCAGTGTTTAGCTAAATAATTCTGTACCAACGTTGACTTGAGAGCCATCGGATTTTCTTCTTTCAAAAAGCTTGCGTTTATTTCAAACAAGTTTTTCAGTATGTAGCTTTGTTCATAAGAAACGTTGCTTGACATCCAACCTATAATTGCTTTACGCGAACCTTTTGTTATGGGCTTTACACCGTGAGGGTATATGATTGGGAATATGAGCAATTGTCCTTTTCCGATTGTGTAGCTTATTTCACCTACATCGTTGTTTAGAACAAACTCCCCGCCCTCGTAATCGTCACTAAGACCTAATGAAAACCCATAGTCAAAGTAAACATTGTTGCTTCTAGGTGCTGCACGAAACGTATCTATATGCTTTTTGTAGAAGCCACCCTCTTCATACTCATTGTAAAAGTTTACCGATACTTTATTTGGACAAACTACTGAGTCTATGTAAGGGTTGTTGTATATTCTTGTTGATACGAGTTGCCTTACTTCGGGTGTCATGTCAGGCGACTCTGTATTCTTTTTTAATTCTTCGCTGTCTGATCTGGGCTGTGTCTTTGCGCCATCTTCTTTGGCACCCCAGTTTTCTATGCAGTAGTCTACTTCTTGTTCAGGTAATAACTGTAATAACATGGTATATCTCCCGGCTGTGTAAAGTGCTTATATCATATTTTCGCCGGGTTGTAAAGGGGGCAAAACAAAATTCTGCCCTGCCCCCAATAATATTATGTTCCAGTAGAAACTGTAGCAGATTCTACAGGGTTCTTGGAAATATCCGCAAGAACCACGTGAATGCGGAAACGCAATGCAGATTCACCGCTAGAGCCGCCATCAAGAATGAGAGCGTCAATAGTGTCTGCAGAAGTCAGGATACGGGCATTAGAGCCAGACGCACCTACTGCAGCTTCTAAGAATGGTGTGAAACCAGCAGCGCAAGCAGAACCGTCAACAAAACAGTCTACATCACCGCCAGTGAAACCAACGTCCAAAGTGATCTGTCCGTTACCACGTGCTTCCAAAACTTCCAGAGCACCAGCAACAATCATGGTATCAGCAGGAACGTCAATCAACTGAACAACGTCGCCCCCTGTACCACCATCAGCGGTGTCATGGACTTGGGAAGTCATCACGTAAGGAACAGCAACGTTTGCTGGATGTCCAACAGTTCCACCGTTAGGAGTTCTATCAATAGTAGCCATTAGTCAGCCTCCCTTATGCAAAGTCTACAACGCCGCGAACAATCGCTTCTTGGCGCAATACTTTTTGCCCAAAAACGTGAAGTCCACGAATAACGTCGGAGAACGATTCGGTTGAACGAACCACTTCTGTCTTTGCAATGTGCGAAGCAGTAGAAGTGGATGACATGTGACCAGCAAGAACAACGTTCTCAGAACCGTCGGTTGCGAGAGTTGCAGATGCGTCAGTCAAAGTCACTTGGTCAGTGCCGCCTGTGCTATTCAAGGCAGTTGACTTGTAGCAACGGAAGCCAGCAAGAGTGCCGACAGTTGCCAGACCGTTACGAAGCGGGGAAGTGGCATCACCAGTTACCTGCACTTCAGCGATCTTGTTACCAGCTTGGAACACCTTCTCATAGAAGATTGGTGGTGCAACAAACCAGCGGTTTTCTTCTGGCACAGACTCATCGTCAAGGAGACGAGCCATTGCAAGCATCAGGTTGATACCAGCATCGTCTGTCTCAATGTTGATTGGTGCGTTTGCAGTACCGATAGTACCAGCAGCAGCAGTCGTGGTCAGAGTTGTACCAGTTACAGCAGAAGCTGCAATACCAGCACCGTCAGACATAGCCTGAAGAACAGTCTTGTCGTACTTACGCTTCAGAGCAAATGCACCTGAAGAGGTGGCAAGTGCTTCAAAGTTTACGTGCGAATGACGCTCTTCAATGTCATCGATTTTGAATGCGAACGCATTGGCTTGGTCAACGGTCATTGTGATCTGATCGTCAGCCAAGTCTTGTGGGTTCACTACAGAGCCACGTGTGTACGAGGCAACTGTTACGGTAGGTTCTTTAATGATACGAACCGTATCGCCAAAGTTTTCAATTTCGCCAGCATAGTCGGTATTCGTAATATCTTCGACAACCGAAGCGCGACGAAAGAACTTGAGAACTTTTTGGCTAAAAATTTCCGGTGCAAAATTACCGGAAGGCAGGTTTCCATAACCCGCAGCAGTACCGAAAGCCATAGTTCGATCCCTTCTTTTTGAGGTTTAAGAGTTTAAGTCGATTCGCCCTTCATTCCGTGCTTGGTCGAGTTCAGCTTCTAGCTTTTCAAACTCCCACGGCTTGAGTCGGGCAATTTCAGAAGATTTCCAAATCCTGCCTGTTACTTCCTTTGTTGCAACTTCTTTGGCTTGTTGACGGGTTACGGCTGCTGCCGCATCCTGTGCTTTACTTGGTTTGGTCGTCTTCTTTTTGCTGATGTTGTTATCAGCTTTGTAGAGGTCTATGACCCGTGCCGCCCATTTGGAATCGGTATTGTTATTGTAAATACCGTCCGATATTGAGCTTGGTTGGTCTTCAAGCCACGAAAGGAACGTCTCGTCTTCTTTTAGGGTAGCAAAGTCTGGGTGGGCACGAAGCAATTGCTCGTAAGCTTTTTGCTTTTCTAGTTCCTTTTCCCGTTCTTTGATAGTACCTAGTTCTTCTCGTAGTTCTTTGACCTGTGATTCGGATTGCATCATTGAAACTGTCTGCACCACATCAAACACTTCTGGGTATTCGTTCTTGAATTGTTCAAGTTCTTCCAGTGTCTTTGGCATGGGTACGTTGTTAGGTATAGATGCGTTAGGCTTGCTAACCATGTCCTTGAGTTGTTCTATTTCACCCTTGAACTCTAATACCTTTGAATCGTAGTGACGTTTCAAATCGTCATACCTCTTCTTGTAGTCGTGGTCTTCGCTTGGCTCTTTCTTAGCTTCTACGAAACTACTTCCCGTTTCTTCTGGCTGAGTGGCTGTTTCTTCTACAGGGTCAGCTTCTTGGGCTTCCACGTTTGACTCTTCGTCTTCTTCCTTATATACTTCGTCTCTGTATTTACCTTTATATAGAGCGTCGTTATTGATTGTTCCGAAAGAGTCGTTTGCTTTGTTGGCACGGTGGCCTCTTGCTTTTGCCATTTTATTTACCTCATATTGCGGGGCCACATGGCTGTGGGTAGCCGCGTCGGTTGTGCTGGGGCCGCGTTGCGGGTAGCCAGCGGATTAGTACGCAGGTGTTACACCTAGCATTTTATCTAGGAAGCCGCGTTCATAAACTGGTTCAGAAGGTTCTCTGCGAGGAGCATATGGTTTATTACCTGACTCTATGCGAGGTGTTACATAGGGTTCTTTTACCGCTGCTTTTTCAAATAATTGTGTCGCGTAGTCCTCTGTCATAAGTCTGTTTAAAGATTGATAAGCTTTAGCAACATCCTCAAGGGGTATGTTCTCTACGTTATCTTTAAATCCTATGTTGCTTTCTGAACTTCTTTCTGCCTTTCCAAAAAATCCTCCGGTATGTTTTTCAGGGTTTATGGAAAAAGGAGCAAGCACTGTAGGATTTTCTTGAATCAGTTGGTCTTTTTGGTCTGGAGTTAGATATAGGTAGTACACTCTGTTCATTTCTTTCGCAAAAAGTCTTTTCATTTCATTTGCGCGGTCAGAATCTGACAGTTTACTAAAAGAATCTTCAAAACCTTTTGGTGCTCTTTGAGACTTTTCAAAATTGCCTAGTGCACTTTCCATTGCACTCTTCATATACGCTTGGCCTACCACACCAACAATGTATCTATGTTCTGCACTTTCTGCACCCTTTCGTGCTGGTAACATTGAACTGGCATCCCCAACTTCTTCTAGACCCTTAAATATATCTTGCAGCACAGTACCCGCACTATATTCAGGAATATTTAAAAGTATATCTGCCCCTTTGTGCATCAATTCATGCGCTAAAGTTGCGTTATACGAACCGGAATGTCTGCTAGATTGTGCCGTTCCTCCAAATTCTGTTGGACTTCGCATTACAATACTACTGTCTGTTATTTTAGGTTCTTGAGCAGCCTTGTACCTATCATACCTTTCATCAAAGCTTACCTTATCTTTATCCCCATAATAAGTGGGATGACTTAGAGGCGGTGTATACTCACGTAACCCTCTACCTGAATAGAGTCCTAGTACATTATTACCATATGGATATTTTATCATCTCATTGGGTCTTAGAGTTGTAACTGTGTCACTCAAAGTTCGTGTATCTCTAGCTGCTGCCTGTATGAGAGCGTTGAAGTTTGTTTTACCCAGTATGTCAGCAAACACCTCTCTGTCACCAAATTCAACACCCTGCCTATATGCTTTTTCTTCAGCCTTAGAAGCAAACTCTGGTGTAAGAGACTTTCTTCGCTGTTGTGCTCTTAAAGGACTGGCATATATTTCTTCGTATATTTCTTGGGTCATACTATCACCGTATTCTTTACCTTCACGACCCCCTAAAATTGAAGGGTCGATAGCAGCATGGGAATGATCTACACCACCCCCGCTATGAAACTTTTTTCTACCAATGAAGCCACCCCCTGAGGCTTGCTGTCGTTCTTCTTGGCGACGAGAAATTTCTTTCTTGCCGCGATTGTTAATCTTGTTCAGTCTGTCGTAGCCAATAATCTTAGCTATGTGTGGGGGTATGATTACCTCGCCCTCTGACACAGCAATGTCTACCTCTTGGCTAACACCCGTTTGTCCCATATCACCA